TAATCCAGATGTGCTGAAAGCCGCGGCTCTAAATATATCTCTGAAAGGAAGTCGTGTAAGGCTCCCGGTCGGAACGAAAGCTTATTTTTATCCCAACTTTCACCAAGAATATATTCGTCATGCTTAATCGAGCCAAAATTAGTTACACCCCGATCTCCAGTCGAGTAACCAAGGACCATCGGCACAAGCTTTGTCATTATTAAATCTAAAAATACCCCAAAAGTCATGACGGTAATATTTTTAGAAGTAACTGTTTGATAAAACCAGCGCTGAAAAACGCCAGCATCAATAAGGATATCTCCAATATTAATCCACACATCTTTACCCATCGATCTGTGAAGAGTGTTCCCCAAACATATAAACGGCATATGCTTGGTGCCCACGACATTTGTACCAGTCTGCTTAGGGTTTACGTTCACTGACGTATCGTCTGCTAAATAATATATTGCAGCTATCAAAGCCCTCAAAGGAAAAAACAAAAAGTTTCCATAAGCAGCCTTTGAGTGTCCTTGCCCGCCGGCCTTTGTTGCAGAAGAGTGCATGCTGTTAAAAAAAGCAGAATATATTTCATCCACCCTTTTCATCTTCTCATCAACTGTTGCCTTCTCTTTCTCCTTTTTTGTAACTTCGGCCGCATCTAAAATATAAAATGTATCAGCGCTGCCGACCTTTCTCTTGGTGGTGACTTGTTTACAATCTACTCGTTGTGTGCACGATCTCTCTATATCCTCCCAGTGCTCTAAGTCATCTGGTGACTGTCCACTAATATAACAATTAATTTCATGTTTGGCTCCATAACCCTCTCCAGTCTTTTTTGACTTAAATTGAGCTTTTAAGAGTTGTTCTTGTCTTAAAATCGTATTAAGTATAACCTGCTGTATTGTACCGGCAGATCGAAGAGTCGCCTTTTCTAAATTAAAACTAATCTGTTTTATTTCTTCTTTTAAAGTTCTTGCCTCCGCTTCGTCCGTCACTTCTTTACATCTTTTGTTTAAGAGCTTTATTTGTTCTCTTAGGTTATTTATTCTTTTAAATTCTTCAACCGTATCGATAAAGTCAGCTTTATTGTTTTCATTTTCTGCTAAAGATTTTAACAATTTTTCGTTACGAATTTCTAAAATGTTGTTTGGTTTCTCTTCATCTCTGTGATAAAGCAAAGACAGGGGCACTCCGATATATTGTACGGCCAAATTGACTTCACCGTTTTCTTTAAAATCAAAATCGTGTTTAATCCATTTAAGAACCAACACCTTCTTTTCCTGTTCTTTAAAGATATGCTTTATCTCTTTGCTAATAATATCATCTGACACACTGTCACTTATATGCCAACCATACTCTAAGTACAACCTCTCTTCTCGTTTTGTCTTGCCGGTTTTCGGGTCTAACGCCGGCTTTAAAGGAGATATTAATTTAATGTAATCCTTCTCCAGCTTCCAGCCATCTGCTGTAGTTTTATTTGGAGTGTCAGCCCCCCTAGCAAAAACAGCCATGCTCCTAAATTTATAATCAATACTAATTCTAAAATCTTCTAATTTAAAGCCAGCATATGGATAGGTTCTCTCAACGGTAAGTCTTTTAATACCGGCTCCTTCGCCACGCTCTAAATTGCTTTTATATTGAGTAAGCCTATCAATGTCGGCGAAAGTTTTAAATTTTATTTCTCTCGTGCGAGCCTTAGACCAAGGTTGGTTGCCCTCTCTAGTTTTAACATAAAGTCTCACGTATGGTTGCATTGCAGCGATTTGTGGAGTTGTAAGACAACTTAAAAATTTTACATATTTTTCATTTATTTCTTTATTTTTTGTCGAATTAGACGCTGGCTTATTCGGCGTCTTATTTATGTATTCTGTTTCTAACAGATTTTTAAATGATGGATGTAGAGAAAAAACTTTATTTTTACTAGTTGCTAATAAATAATTATATGAATCTAAATCTTTAACGGCCGCCTCTGTGAGCGAGCTAGAGGCGCCATTATATATGAGTTCTCTGATTTCTTCGAAATCATCATGATATATTTGAGCTAACAAAATATCATTCAGCCAGCCTTGCGGCGACAACATGTGTGGTAAAAAAATGTCAGCCATGTTTATAAACCATAAGAAGTTAAAACCTCTCTCAGTGGAAGCGGTATTTTAACTAAGTCACCAACCTTGACGTGCGCCTCGGTGGGCTTTTTATTAAACCAAGCTATTACCCACCAATATCTAGAATCACCATAATATTCATGGGCCAATTTATAATATTTATCACTATCGCCCCATATATGGTTTGCATATTCAAAACTTCTAATATCCTCAAAAGTTGGATATTCTAAAACATTTATTTCCAGTTGGTCGATCGCTTCTCTTGTCTGATATCGACTTGCATATGCTTTCCTATATTGCATATCGTCATTAGAGAGAACTCTTGTATTTTTATAGCGTGATGATGTCATTTATCCTTCCCACCCAACAACTTCTGCCATAGATACATCTTCTCCCAAGCCGATTGTTCCTGCAAGAACCTGAGCAGCATCGCCAAAAGAAAACTTAGTTCTATAAGGGTAGTCCCTGCCAGATATAAATTTGCCGTTTTGATTCCAGCCAACGGGTTTTTCATGTAGGGCGCCCATACTAAAATTAAATTTCACAAACCGCGGCAAAATAAGGCCGGGTGAAAAGCTTGTGCCGGGGGTGCCGCCGCCGGCTTCAATAAATGCTCCATATTGATTTAAATCAAAATTGGTCGAAAAGCTCTTAATAAAGCCCAAAAGACCAAGGCCCGGGCTTTTATTGCTTATTATTAAGTTTGCAAACTTTATTCTTACTAGTGGTGCGCTATCTGAAATTAATGCATCGCCGGTTGGCAAATAAGAGGGGTATAAATTTTTAATCAACATATTTAATTTCTTTAAGTTTTCGTTCGCGTCGCCTTTATCAAACAATGGAATATCAAAACCCAGTGATAAAGTTCTTGTTGTATTCGAATAAGTCGGAATTGGATCTGCCCTGCCAAAAACAACGTCCTCTTTCCAATTGGGCGCAAATTGATCGGTAAACGTTGTTAAATAGGCTGGTAAACTTACAGTCACACCGGGCGCCGTTGTTGGAAATTTGACTTTCAGCGTTGCAAATGGCAAGTTGTTTCTTATTTCGGCTTCGCCCGGAGAAGTTGTAAACTGAGTTGGGTCGGTATCTGCTTTATTACTTAGCCATTCGCCAGCAGAAGCCGCAATTGAATTTCCCACTCCTTTTATTACACCCATTTTTTATCCTCCAATTCGTCTAATTCTTTCTCTTGTCAGTTCATCAGCAATATCGCCAAGCTCAGTCTTTAAGCGATTTACAACTGTATTTAATTGAGAACCATTATATACCTGCGCAAGATGATTGCCTAAAACATTTGCCGTTCTATCTGCAAGTATATCAGCGTGCTTACCAATAACTGACATTATTTTTTCATCTGTTAAACCCATTGCTCTGCCGGCTGGCGCCAAGCCAGCGCCTGCAGTTGGCAATCTCATTGCCCTTGCGGCCGTTTGCGCAACACCAAAAACCGCCCTCTCTCTAAATGCTGCAGCCCTGTCTTGTATTGTTGTGACTGTACGAAGCGATTCTCTCTCTTCGCCGGCAGTTTGTGCCCTTAGTTGACCACCCATCATTAAGCGCTTTTCAGCATCTGTCATAGTTTCTGGTCTTATCTTTAATAGTCTGGCAATGTCCCCCGGCCTAGTAAACGGCGTCCCTCTGGCCATGGCTTTCATTGCAATACGTCGTTGTTGTGTGTCCAGCGTATCTAAAAACGGCTGTGCTTTTTTAAACTGGTTGACAATATAATCAAATCTTGCCGGCAAATCCATCATCGATGCTTTCACAGCATCAAAGCCGCTACCCATTACAGATAAGGCTACATTCATTTGAGCGCCGACGCGTGCGCCGGCCTCTATTTCATCAAATGTCTCCAAGCCCCTGACTAGAGTCCCAACTTCCATGTTCATTCTTTTTGCTCTAGAAGCAAAGAGAAGAGTTTGTCGTGTCATTTCCGGAGAGCCTAATTGGTGTATAAACAGGTCGACATTTTTATTGTACATTTGCCAAACTACATTTGCCGGCAGCATTGTATCTTCTGCGAACTTATTCAACACTCTTGCTGTTTTTATCGTCTCTTGTCGGCTTCTGCCAAGAGCAGCCATGTTGGTGTTTAAAAAACTGTTGTATTCATAGCCCGTAACACCTAGTCGCTCATAACCAGTCATGGCTTCTGTTAAGGCTAGCCGATTGGTTTTAAACGCAGGGGTGATGGCCCCATCAAATTGGTGAACAAGCATACCAAAATTTTTGCGCAGCATTTCGTTAGTAAAGCCGAGTTCGGCGTTGGCTGCTTGTAGTGCAAAGATCTCTTTGCTTAATTTGTGTGCACCGCGCTCTGCGCCAGTAAAAGCAGATGTTGTCTTCGCTAACGAAACATCCATCTTCTCTAAACTTAGAATAACATTTCCAATATTACCCGGCAATTGTTGTAACACCTTAACAAATGCTTCTGAAACTGAGGTTGGCATGCCGGCGAACATGGTCGTGCCGGCACCGGCTGCAGCAGTGGCTGCTTTCGCTGGCCGGCCTATCTTGGGCGCGGATTTGCGCAAAGTTGTTTGATAAATTCTGTCGAATTCTCTTGCGTCAGTTGCAGACCGAGTTTCAATATTTCTTTTAGCAGAATTGAAAGCGGCGGATACGTCGACGCCGCGGCCTGTTCGTCTACCAAAATCTTTTGCTGTTTCTTTTTCTTGTGGTGTCAGAGCCATGCTATTAATAATTAGCTATGAGACTGATTTTTTGCGGCAGTTTCTTCCATATCTTTATGGTGTTTGATTAACCTCTCCGCAAACCAGTTCCTTAACTTAATAGGAAGAGCATAAAGTTCGAAAAAATTCCAATTTCCATGTTGTTTCATATTAAAGAACATTTCATATACACTAGTAATATAATCAGATGTCAGGCCAAAAAAAGTTGCCCATAATGGGCACACCCCCTTCGTTCTCTTCATCACAATGCTCGCAGGCATATTTAAAAATAAAGTTAACGTCTGGTGTCAGTTCTTCATACTTCTTTCTAAGATACCTAGAGTCCATGATTGGCAGTGTCGCAATGAAATTATTAATCGTAAACAAATCACCTTCACCATCAACAGCAACTATCATCTGTCTATATCTATCACTTATTGTCTCTTCTGGCAGTCCGTGTTTAGCTTTTTGTTCTGCTCTTTTTTCAATTTGTTTTTCATCTTCACCAGTTAAAAGTTTGAGTTCCACCTTCTTTTTTGATCTAGGTAACTCAATCACAAATGTGCCATTGTCAGTAAAATCATATTGAGAATAATCTACCTCTTTGTTTGTAAGCGCGGACAAATCAATATTAACTGCCTGAACTCCATAACAATGCATACAAGTAGTGTCTATCTCGTAATTTTCACCATAAGCATTTTTTCTAGCATTTATTATAATAGAATTTTTATCGCCCAACAAAAGCGTGTTTGCCTTAATATTCTTGTTTAGGCAGACACTCTCGATGAGCTTGTCAAATACAATTCCTTTTTTATTGTAAGAAGGTGAAGACAAAATATCCTCCTCCTTGGTTGTCATAAACTTAACTTGTACTTCCGTAACATTATGTAACGGGTGTTGACTAGGATAAAACTTACCCTTTGAAGGAAGTGAAACAAAATCTGTTGGACCATCATATGATGCCGGCTGTGGCGACGCTGCCCTAGGTGCCGGCGGTGCCACAAACTTTTCTCTATTTACCATTTTTACCTCTTATAATATTGCAAATCTGCCCAATCATATGATACCGTAATTCTAAGATTTGTTAAATCTTCGCTCTTATAATCTAGTCCGCTGGGAGCGACTTCTGTTATGAACGCCTGAAAGAGTTCCCATTCCTCGCATTTTTCTCCTTCGGGGTTGAGCATCTGGATTGTCATTTTGCCAAAAGATTCCATAAGCTTAGATTTTGATAAATCACCGGGGTTATTGGTGTTAATCTGATTTGGCAAATCGTACCCCTCTTTAAATTTTTGCATAAATAAATTAGATATAGAACTCACTATTTCTCTGCTAAAAACTTCTTGTACAGTAAAAGAAATGGGGTTCCAAGTAACTCTTGTTGGAAATTTAAATCCCCAGTTGAGAAGTCTCTTCTCCTCTGTTTCCACCCTATATGATGGGCGCTGAACATCGCTGATGCATGCTGCGTGGACTCCATTAATATTTAAATAAAATCTAAACGACTGCTGAGCTTCGTGTTTAATCGCCTGTAGTTGTTCTGTTTTATTCTTTTCAGCATCCGCAAAAATTGGATTAGCTGCACCCGGCAGACGCCACTTTCGCGCAAATTTATCGAATCCGCTGTTACTCATTATATACTAATTATGTTTCTTGAGGAAAAGTATCAAGCGTAGCATAATCATAAACAAGAGAAACCGTGATTGTCATTAAATCTTCACTGCTATAATCTAAATCGTCATAGTTAATTGACTTAACCCACGCGTTCTTGAGGCGCCACTCCTCTACCTTTACACCATCAGAATCAATAGTTTGTATCGCAATATCGCCTAGTGCATTCGGGCCAGAGCCAAACTTTCTTTTCGAAAGACTCTTTTTCCAACCAGCGTTATCCATTGTCCAATCGGAGGGTAGCACATAGCCAGCATTTTCGATAACCTCAAGTACACTACCCGCCACATCTGGGTCGATGGGATCGACCAATGTTATGTCGATATCATTCCATTGCACGCGGCCGGGGAACTTAAATGTGTGCGCTAAAAATTGATGAGTCGCGCCGGTCGAAATTTCAACATTTGGCCGGCCAGCGGTTTTAATTACCCAAGCAGGCACTCCCTCCATTACAAGATAAAATTTATATTTACGCTTAGGCTCAACTGTCATCGATGCCCATGGCGGTAATGGTTGTGATTTATTTGCGGTTGGCATTGTGTTTATTTCTCCCTTTAGTCTTCAAAAGCTGCCCCAGTATTAGTAATTACAAAGTCAACAGCAATAAATTCAATCGCACGGGCCGGCTTCAGAAACACCTTTGCATACATGATATTTCTATCAACCAAGTCTGGCGTAGTTGTAGTTTTGTCTAATACCAACTTGTAATCCGTCAAGCCAAATCTTGCTTTAACATCTGCCAAGAATGGATTTGCTCTGTTGGTAAAGCGATCCCAAGTTTCTTGTACGTTGGGTTCAAATAACATATCCGATGATATTCTAGAAATGCCCTTCTTGACAAACAAGAGCAGCCGGCGGACGTTAATTCTATCCAGCGCCGATCTTGTAACTTGCAGTGTCTTTTGGCCGAAAATCACAATTCCTTCGCTTGGGAAAGAAGCTATTGGATTAATATTAGCTTCGTATAAATCATCTCTGTCCTTAGAGGTTAATTTATCTGTCACCGCGAGTACAGGCAAGCCTGCAATGC